GATATATGGAGTATTCTAAAACTAATTCTACATTTTGGAATACTCCACCTAAAACTCCTCTTTATAGACGAGCACAAACTTCATTATTGTCGTATCATAGAATAAAAATTTTAGTACATGGCAATTTTAATATAAAACCAGGAAAATTAATTAAAATAGAGTATCCGATAGGTGAAAACGATAATATCAAACAAAGCAGATACGATGGTTTATGGATGGTTTATAAAGTAACACATATAATGACTGCAGTTAATCATACCATGTACGTTAATCTTATGCGCGATGGCACTGTAACTCTACCGCCAAATAAAGTTATATTCAGCAAAAAACAACAAACACTATAATAAATAACATAAATAAAATAAAATGGCAATTTACACAGACTTAGATTTATTTTTACTAAAAAATGACATAACTGATGATGTTGTTTTTAAGCAAGACATTTACGCAGTAGCACAAAGTGTAAAGAATATCACATTAACTAAAAAAGGAGAAGGTTTATTTGCTCCTAATTTTGGCTCTACTTTACTACAATCTTTAAGTACTATGAAAGATGATATTGAGTTATTGGTAATTAAAGATCGAGTAAAAGCAGAAATAGAAACGCAAGAACCAAGAGCTATTGTTAATAACATTGAAATAACTCATAATGCTGAAGGATATGATGTAAAAATATATTTTACCATGATAAACACACAACTACAGGGAGCAGTATCATTTACTGTCTAATATGGAAGACACACCACAAATAAACATCTCTTCTTTGGATTTTGATGGAATTAAAAGTTCATTAAAATCGTATTTAGCAGATAAACCAGAATTAAGTAGTTACAACTACGAAGGATCTGGTATTAATTTGTTATTAAATATTTTTGCATATAATACTCTCTACTATGCGTTTTACGCAAATATGATTGCTAATGAGATGTTTTTAGAAACTGCTCAATTAGAAAATAATTTTGTTTCTTTATTAAAACCTTTGGGAGTTTTATTGCCTGGTAGATCTTGTTCTATCGGAGAAATAACAGCAACTTCTCCAACCTCTACTTCTACAACATTAAATTCTTATACTGATTATTTTATAGGAACAACTAATACCGGATTGGTGTACCGTTTTTACACTATAGAAGATATTGATTTAGATACCGATCCTACCACATTTAAAGTATATGAAGGTTTGGATATCGCCAAAGACCTTCCTTTAACTGTAGACATTACAAATCAAAAAGTTTATATTACAAATTCTGCTATAGACATTAATACAATAAAAATTAAAGTAAATGGAATAGAATGGTCTTTATATTCATCAGGTCAACTAGCAGGTCCTGAAGCAGAAGTATTTTTCTTAGACAGAACTGCACAAGGATTTTATGCTGTATTTGGTAAAAGAACAATAAATGATTTTGCTAATAATTACGGCAAAAATATAAAACCAACAGATGTAGTAACTATTTCTTATCTTGTTCCGACCGGCGAAAAAGCAAATAATGCAATTAAATTTAATTCAAACGCAAAAGCAACAGTAAAGTCTGCCGTGGCATCTGCTGGAGGACGGACTGTTCCTGATTTAGATCTATATCGATATTCTGCTCCTAAAGTATTTGCTGCAAACGATAGAGCAATAACTAAAGACGATTATATTGGTCTCCTGTTTTCTTCTAATCTTCTTCCGGCTGACATTTCAACACCGGAAGAAATAAATGTTTGGGGTGGAGAAGAAGCAAATCCACCAGCTTTTGGTAGAGTGTTTATATCGTTTGCTAATGAAGGATTGACTGCTGGAGATTATTCTGTAAAAAATAGTATAGCATTTATAAAGAAAAAGAGTCCGCTGACTATTCTTCCAGAATATGCACAGCCACAAATAATGACAGCAAATGTTGATATAAATGTTGTTGGAATTGTTTCTGCTTCAGCTATAGCAAACGTAAAAAATGCAGTAAACGCATATTACAATACTAATTTAATATTTAATAATTATATTTTAATAAGTGATATTAAAAATATAGTAATATCAAAATATCCAAATGCTGTAGGAATAAATTTAAATTATATTACATTATCTTTAGATGCTTATGGTTCTGTTACTGATAGAAACTTATATTACAAACAAGAATTACTACCAGCTGCAAGAGGCACCAATTATCAAACCATAAAATCTGGAAATATAACATATAATGGAGTATCTGCTTTCTTGGGCGATTCTCCAAGTGTTTTTGATACATCCGGAACTTCAACCGAAGGATACATGTATCTTTATCGTGCATCTAATGGTATAAGATTTACTGGAGCATCACCAGTAGGTAGAGTTGATTATAAAAATGGTGTTGTTACAATATCTGCTAATATTTTACCAACAAATCAAAAAACAACAATAACAGCAAAACCAAGATATACAGAAAATCTATCATTTAAAAATGAAATTTTACTCAAAGTAAACACAACAGTAAACGGCGCATAAAATGATTATTTGGTTTAATAACAAATTTGCGAATATAAACAGTTTAGTACCTGAAGAGATACTAGATTATAAAATTCCTGTTATATCTAATTTGGTTCAGGGAGTAGGTAGCGGTTTAGTACAGTCTTCTTTTGAGAATATACTAACACCAACCACTCCTCTTGTTTCTTCTTTTGTTACCTCTCCACCGCCTCCCGTTTCTTGCTCCTATCCCTTAAGAGTGGAAGAACTATTTCCTTATTGGTTAAGAAATGCAACCGAAAATGGAGTAACACAATCCAATTTAATTTTGATGACTAAATCATATTATGATTGGTTGGCATGTGGTATGACTGCAAATGATGCAAGTTTCTTAAACCTGGAAGCATTTATTGATATAAAATCAATTCCTGAAAATTTTATAAAAAATCAATTATACACTTATATAAATTCTTTCCCTCAAGACGGAATACAAACTGATAATAATCCAACAGGAATTGTAGCTCCAAATGCAGCCAGAAATCTATACGATAATGTAAAAGTAAATTTATACACGAAAAAGGGCACGGAAGAATCATTTAAATTTGTGTTAGAATCTTTATTTGGTATAGCTGCTGATAAAGTTTCTATATCGTATCCAAAACGTTACACTCTTCGTTTAAATGGTGGTAGATACGATTGGATGCGAGACGACACAAAACTCAGAGGACAGTATTCAACCAATCCTGCTCATTATAATCCACAATTAACGGGAAGTTTTTTAAATTATTCTATACTTCAAGACAGTGATTTATGGCAAGAACACTCTTACGTATTAAATATTTCTGGTCTTACTGCTGGCATCTATCAACAAGTAGTCAGACCACTAGTACATCCTGCTGGAACCAAAGATTTTTATGATTTAAGAAATGATGTTTTTAATAATATATCAGATTCCACCAGCGGATTAATTGCAGAACTACCAGTAATTGGTAATTACGCTTTTTATAATTTATTCTCATATCGAAGTTTAAGTGGTTGTTGTGGATGTTCTGGTATTAGTGGTGGCACGGATCCTTGGCCATCTCATGTTTTCCCAAATTGGGACGTTGAAATTTCCACTAAATATCCTGTAGGAATAACATTCGGTCTAATAAATATTGTAGATTTTTTGAAACTAAATCCGGGAACAGGATTCACGTTCCCTAATGAAACTATAACCTGTTCGAGCTGCTAATATGCCAAATACTCCATTTTCGACATTTTCTTTAGATAAAGTTCCACAAGAGTTGTATCTGTTTTTTGGTGGTATAAACGGTGGAGAAGCTAACAATTTTGATCCGTTAGCTGATTCATTTTTTGCTGCTAGAATTCCAGAAACACAAAAACGATTAGTGGCAAACGTTTCTCCTTGGCAAGCAAACAAAACTTATAAACATTATTCATCAACACACGATTATGATGTGGTAAGAAACGACGACACCCGGATTGTATATTTATGTTTACATAACAATACTAATTTTAGAGACGATAGTATTGACGCAGAACCTGGTCTTTCTGTACAAGCGCCATCTCATAGCTACGGAAGACAGACATATTCGGATGGTTATACCTGGCTTCCATTATGGAAGGTAGATTTTACTGATTATGAATTTATCACAAACACAGAAATACCAATTCCATCTTTAAGTACAGAAGCTGATTATAATACATTTGCAGAAAAATATCAACCATTATGTGGTTCTGGAGTGACTGCGTTTGGTTGTTGCTGTTTATACTTTAAAGAAAACAGGGTAGATGAAGTAACCGGAGAAGTGTACATCAAAGGTGACGTGACAAATGAAACTATTTTTGCTGATTGTTATGA